GGTGACTGCTTCTTTCGTAAGCAAGAGAATCACCAGAAGTGGGCATTTCTACACCCCAAAAATGTTTTAGCGGCCATTGTTGATGAGAAGGATGTTACTAGAGTCCTCGCTTGGCAGATTAAATCAGATATTACCGCAGCAAAGACTTCATATGGAACAGGATCTATTCAGGGTGGAAACAGTCCCGAACAGACTGAAATTGTTCCAGCCCATGAAATTGTTCGCTTTGGTCTGCACGACGATCTTTCAGACACTGCACCGTTTGGTGAATCTGTGTTGCGACCTGCATATCGTGCATATAAGCAAAAAGAATTAATCGAAGATGCAATTATCATCTATCGTGTACAGCGTGCACCAGAACGTCGTGTCTTCTATATTGATGTTGGTAAAATGCCTCCACAACGAGTGAAGCAGTACCTCGAAGGCATCAAGAATGAGATCAAACAAAAGAAAGTTCCAACCATTAACGGTGGTAAATCTGACGTAGATACGGTGTATAATCCACAGTCAATGTCAGAAGATTTCTTCTTTGCATCTCGTCCAGACGGCCGCGGATCTCGTGTTGATACGCTTCCAGGCGGACAAAATCTTGGTGAGTTGGCTGATCTGAAATACTTCCAGGATCGTGTCTGGAGAGCTCTTCGTGTTCCTACTTCATACATGCAAGGTCAGCAGAATGATGGTGCCATGTTTCAGGATGGTAAGCTTGGTGTTGCCTACATCGAAGAGTTGCGTTTTGCATTATTCATTAATCGCCTACAGGGTTACATTGAAAATCCTTTAGATCGTGAATTTAAGCAATATTTGAAGAATAGTAACATCATCATTGATGAATCGATGTACCGCGTGCGGCTGCCAGATCCTTCAAACTTTGGCGTGTATCGTCAGCAGGAATTAGATTCTGCGTTATTAAGTGCATACGGTTCAGCAGATGGTGTTCAATATTTGTCTAAGCGTTTCATTCTAAAGCGTTACTTGCAACTTTCTGATGAAGAAATCATTATCAATGAACGACTCCTCAAGGAAGAAAGAGGAATGGATCCAGATGAGGACAAACCAACAGACGCCTCCACCTTGTATGGCATGGGCATGGAAGGTGGTGAAGCAGGTGGTCTTGGTACTATGGGCGGTGGTGCAGACCTTGCTGGTGGATTTGGTGGTGAAGAAATGGGAATGGAAGCTGGTGGTGAACTCGAAGGTGGTGTTGGTGAGGAAGCTGGGAAAATTTAACCGCTAAATATAACAAAGACACATAAATAAATAACATAGGAGTCAGAAAATGGCCGATCAAGACAAATTGCGCGATATGCTGGACAACTTAATTCATGACAAGGGTGAACAAGCTCGAGTGGATTTTCACAGTTATGTAGCAGATAAAATGAAAGAAGTTATTCATGGGGAACCAGACGTTGATGCGAACGCTGATCCCAAAAACGAAGAGTAAGGAGCATAAAAATGAAAAGGGGTGAAAAGAAAACTGCGATTCACAGCATGGTTGAAGCGTTGGTTCGTGGCGATTCTGAAGCTGCAGCAGATGAGCTGCACAAGTATCTTCAGTTGAAAACTCGCGAAGTCCTTCTTGGCGAAATGGATGATGAAAAGTGCGAGGATTGTGGAAAGGATCCTTGTGAGTGTGACGAAAAGGAAGATGAAAAGGAAGACGACAAGGAAGACGAAAAGGAAGACGACAAGGAAGACGAAAAGGAAGACGACAAGGATGATAAGAAAGAAGACGATTCCGATGACGACGACAAGAAAGACGCCAAGTAATCAAAGGAGCTTATGATGAAACACCAAATTCTTATTGAGGAGCTTACTCCTAACGAGAGTCACCTGATTGAAGAGGCCTCGCCCGACGGTAAGGATGTTTGGTTGTCTGGTATTTTTATGCAGGCCGAATGTAAGAATCGCAACGGCCGCAATTATCCATTGTCTGAAATTGCTGAAGCAGTTGCAGCCGCAAATAAACGTATTGCCGAAACTCGAGGTATTTTTGGAGAGTTGGATCACCCCCAGACTCTTTCAATCAACCTTGATCGTATCTCACATGTGATTACAGAAATCACCATGGAGGGTGCAAACGCCATCGGTCGGGCAAAACTATTAGACACTCCAATGGGAAAAATTGCAAAGGAACTTGTTAAAAGTGGTGTTGCGTTGGGTGTGTCGAGTCGAGGTGCCGGTGCTGTTAATGAGTCTGGTGGCGTATCAGGCTTCCAGTTTGTCACAGTTGACATTGTTGCTCAACCATCTGCTCCAGATGCTTATCCCAATACTATATACGAGTCTCTTCAAATGGCTAAGAACGGTCACCACATTATGGATCTCGCAGAATCGGTTCGACATGATGCTGCTGCTCAAGAGTACTTGAAGAAAGAGATCATGGCGTGGTTAAATACTGGTCTTTTTAAAAAACACTAATAAAGGAAGAAAAACTTATGGAAATTTCAAGATTGCTCGAACTCGCTGGAGTTAATCAAGCAGAAATGATATTGAATGAATCTGAGGAAAATATCTTGATGAGAATTGACGAAAGTCTTCTTGATGAGATTATTGAAATTGTCACTGAAGCAAAACCTTCTGCTGGGATGTCTAAGAAAGAAAAATCTGCTCTGGTTAAAAAGGCCAAGAAGGGCGAAGACATCGGCAAGAAAGGTAAGAAATTTGAAGAAATTGCTGCGAGGGCCGCAAAGAAATATGGTTCTAAAGAAGCCGGTGAAAAGGTCGCAGCTGCAGCTATGTGGAGACATGCTGCATAAAAACTGAAAATTTTTAGATAAAATTCACATATTATAAATTACTGATTCCTAAAGGAAAACAACCACAGCGGTCTTGTTTTTCTTTAGGTTTTTTTCGTGCCAATAAATAACTACGTAGTAAAACTATGCACGGTAATATGTGTACCAAATTAATTAATCGGTTGGTTAGGAGAACTTAAAAATGAATGAACTGCTACAGAAACTCCTTGAAGCTGAAGTCCTCTCTGAAGAAACAAAGACAGAGCTGGAAGAGGCGTTTAAGTCTCAGTTAGATGAAGCTATTGACGTTGCTAAGGCTGAGGCTGCAGCAGATGTTCGTGCAGAACTAACTGAACAGTGGATTACAGAGCGCGACAATCTCGTCGAAGCTGTGGACTCTAAGGTTGGTGAATTTCTCGAAGAAGAAATTACCGAACTGAAGAATGATATTGAAAGTTTCCGTGATCTTGAAGCAGAGTATGCTGAAAAGATCGTAGAAGCGAAAGCTGCAATGAGTGATGAACTCAAGGCTGATCTAGTCGAACTTGTCGAAAAGATTGATGCATTCCTTGAAATTCGCCTTACTGCAGAACTGGAAGAGCTGAAAGAAGACATTGACGTTGTTCGCAAGAACGACTTTGGTCGCCGTATTTTTGAGGCTGTTCAGGCTGAATTTACATCCAACTTTGCTGATGAAGAGTCATCCGAAGTCACTCTGCGTGAGACTGAAACACGTCTTGCTGAAACTTCTGAAGCACTTGAAGAAGCAGAACGCAAGCTTGCTAAGATGGAGCGTGCAGTTAAGATGGATGAAGTTCTTTCCCCTCTTGCTGGTAAGCAGCGTGAGGTTATGGAAGCAATTCTCAGAAATGTTGATACTGAGAACTTAGAAGAAGGCTACAAGACCTTTATCGGTCGCGTGCTGACAGAAACAGAAGAAACTTCAGAGAAGGAAGAAAAAGTACTGGCTGAAGACGCTTCAACAGAAGAAGAGCTGGATGAAGACTCCGGCGTCGTCAAGACTGGCGATACAGATGAAGTATTGGAAGAGTCCGAGAAAACAGAAGACAAATCCACACTTGCTTCAGAACTGGATACTTTGCGTAGACTCGCAGGCATCTAATCGCTAGTTGTTAAATTTTTAACTTTAGCTACAACTAACAAAATTATTCTAGGAGAATAAAAAATGAACGAATTGTTTGAAAATTGGTCCGAGACGAAAGCAGCTCTGCTTGAAGGCCTGGACGCAGAAAAGCAGGCCGTTGTTGCTCCCCTTCTTGAAAACCAGAAGAATTACATTCTGTCAGAAGACGCAGCAGGCGGTTCCGCTGTAACACAGGCACACGACATCGCTGGCTTCCGTAAGATTATGATCCCAATGATCCGTCGTATTATTCCTGGCACAATTGCTACTGAGCTTGTTGGTGTTCAGCCAATGACCGGTCCAGTTGGTCTGGTTTACACACTTCGCTACCGTTATGCTGAAGCCGTTACAGGCCCAACCGGTGGTACAGCACAGAACCCATTCGGTCTTCCTAACCCAATTAACGCGGGTGATGAAATCTGGGGCAACTCTACTCCACTACGTAGCTGGTATTCCGGTCAGGCTGGTTCCGCTGGTCAGGCAGGTGGTGCTGGTGGTATCGATTACGTCGATGTTCCAACAGGTGATGGCGTTCCTGCAATTGATAACGGTTCCATCACAGCTGCAACAGGTCACAGCTGGCCTTCAAGCCTTGATGCAAGTTCTGTTGGTCCTTTCGGTCCTGACGCACTTGGTCTGAACCACGTTGGTGTTGGTCATGGTGGTTCCGGTAGCTTCATCGAAGGTTCCGGTGGTCGTAAGCTGACTCTGGATGTTGTTTCCCAGGCAGTTGAAGCTGGCTCTCGTAAGTTGCAGGCTGGCTGGACAATCGAAGCTATGCAGGATCTGAATGCACAGCACGGTCTTGATCTTGAATCTGATATGACTTAGGCAATGTCTGTTGTGATCGTTCA